GTAACTTCTTCTTCTGCCACTTCTTCAGTAACTTCTTCGTCTAATTCTATTTCATAAACTACTTCATCAGACGACTCTTCGATAGGTTCCGTCGATTCCGATACTTCCTCTTCAGCAATTTCCTCATCAGACTCTTCGTCTTCAGATTCGTTAACTTCAATTCTGTACTCGTCATCTCCGTCCTCTAAGTGAACAGTTCCGTCTTCTTCTTGTGATACGATGATACCGTCTTCTTCTCCCATGGATTTGAAGACTTTTAGAATCTCTTCGTCAGATGCGCCTGTCATATCAATAACCTCGTCCTCCTCATCATCAAGTGATGGTAATTCTAACGTTGGCATTTCAATGTCTCCGAATTCCGATTCCTCTTCTGACTCTTCTTTAGAATCGAAGTCTTCTAACTCCTCTGACTCATCGTCATCGTTGTCTTCGTCTTCGTCTTCTATTTCGTCGTCATCTGATTCTTCAGATTCGTCTTCATCTTCAGACCCCTCAAATTGTTCGTCTAATTCAGTTTCTTCTACGTCTGTAGATTCTTCTGATAATTCTTCTGTAGGTTCCATCTCTAACGATGCTTCTACGTCCTCTTGAGGTTCTTCCATAGATTCTCTTACTAGCTCATCAATTTCTTGCTTCATTGTAGATGCAAGTATTTCTTTTGCGTTGTTCTTAACCGCTTCCTCAAGTTGTGACACCTGAAGTAATGCTTCTTCTAAGATTGATTTAGCCATTTTTTCTATGTTTTTTTAATGTATTTATTTTATTATACTTATATAAATATATTTGTAGTACGAAAAAAACATACTACAAACGAATAAATATTAAGTTTTTTTTTATTTTCCTAAGAATGAGTTTAATTTATTCATTAAGTTTAGTGTCTTATTATCAGTGATAGTAGGTTCTTTCTTATCTATAGACTCAGCATATTTCTCTCTATCCCCCTCGTCTTGGAATAGATATGCCCCTGGTGTAGATGGTGATGATACTAAATCAAAACAAACCATTTCGAAGTCATCTTGTACTTCATTATATTCTCCTGATTTCTTTAACGACCCAACACCTCTTGATGAGATACCTAATGTGACTCCGTGTAATAATAAATTCGCTGCGATATCACCCATACACGTAATCTGTCCTGTAGACCTAAATGCTTCAGATGTTAATAATTCAACTTTACCCATTAATATTTTACCGTCCCACCAACACTCAGTAATACGGTGTGATGTTCTCTCTAAATCGACTAAAGAAGTTTCAGGGTGATTTAATTCACCTAACGCTCTTCCTTGTTCTATTAATGTTTTATAGTTGTCGGTTTCTCTCTTTAGGATTCTTTCACCGTAGATTCTACCGTTTTTGTTTGGGGTATCGTATTTTTGAAGTACCGCATATAACACAAAGTTATCTTTATTCATCTCCTTCATCTCTCTGATAACTGATTTGTTTTCAGAAGGTTTTATATGACCAGCGTCATATTCTATAAGGATACCTCTTGTGTTCGTATCGTTTTGGTTCAATATTTTCATAATGTTACATATGTTTCTATACTATAAATATATTAATACAAAGAAAAATTTTATAAAGTTTGGGTATAAAAAAAGAGAGGACTAACCTCTCTTACTTTTATAGTACGTAAAACTTGAATAGGGGATAACCGAATTATCGATTATATTCTCTATTATGTGATTAACATCTGTTTTAAAATCTACGTCTCTAATCTCATAACTACCATTTGTAAACAGTGTTATCTCACAGTTCATAAAAGACTTCTTACCTTTTTCTAATCCACTCGCCCTAATATCTAAATCAACAATAAACCTATCCTTTTTAAATTTATCTGTAATATTTAGAGTTTCTGTTAATTTACCTGATATCTTACGTTTTAAACCACCTATTACGGTATTCCAATTAGTTACGTTATTTGTTGGTTCAATCCAACAGGTTATTTTAGAGTATATTGATTTTAAGTTTTTTGAGTCTACAGTTCCGTACCCACATTTAAATTGTTCATTAACATTTAAATTTATGAATTTACCTGATTTCATATATTATCATAATCTTTTCTTTTTATTGTCCCTGATAATATTATAGTAAAAATAACCCTACATGTCAAAAAACTTACTTTTTTTTAGAAGTATTGTATAATACAAAGATATTCCGTATATTTATAATAAATAAGAATTTAAATACAATATATGTTAATTATAAAATTAGGAAAAAATGAATCTATCGAAAGAGCCTTGAAGAGATACAAAAGGAAAGTTCGTAACGTTAAACAACAACAACAAATAAGAGAAAATAGATATCACGAAAAACCTTCGTCTATTAAAAGAAAACAAAAATCTAAGGCGGTATACCTACAAGCTAAAAGTGATAGAGAAGAACTTTAAGATAAACTTTCTTTAAGTTGTTCTAATTTTACTAAAGATAATAAATCAGAACCACTCTCGTCTACTTTCTTTTCAACTTCTAAAACAATCTCTTTTAATTCAACATTAGACTTCAATTCATTAATTGACTCTCTAAGTTGTGTTTTTAATTCAGTAACTATATCATTAACTTCTGACGTATTCATGTCAGTATATTTCTTAAACTTTTCTTTCTCAGATTCAGTCATTACCGAAAATTTGTCATTAAATTTAGTTACCAATAAAGAAGATAATATTGATTGTGTTACAGGATTAGTAGACTCCTTAATCTCTTTAGGTTCGGTTAAAATACCAACTAAAGTATTCTTTGACTCGATACGTTCCACTAATGTTTCGTAACCGTGATTGTGAACTAAAATATCTAAATGTTTTGTAGTTTCATTCTCATTACATTTTACTTGACCAACCAACGTAGAAAGTTTCTTAACCCCTGAAACATAATCTTTAGTCATTAAAGATTTGATTTCATTTACTGCCTCAATGATAAACTCTGAAGCAATTTCTTTACTAGAAATGTGTCTGGTTTCGAAATCTGTATAAATGTTAAAAACCTTATTAAGAGATTTGTTTTCATTTAATACAGTCATTATTGTATTGAACGTTTTTTTAAACGTTTCTTTGTTTGTATATTCTTCGGCTAAGCGAGTATAAACCTGTTGTCTTAATTTTCCTAAAGCAATCATATTACAATGTGTTTACTAATAAATATCTTAAAGTTTGTATTAATTACTCTCCTAAGATATTTTTAAGCTTTTTTTCTAACTCAGTAGTTACTTCTTGACCCTTCATTAGATTTAATTTTTTAGGGACACCAAAGTCCTTAGTTTCTAATATAATGGATAAATCTTCTTCGGTATTACTCTCACCTAATTCACCACCATCAGTGTCCATTGGGATATCGTCAGTAGGTTCTTCCGTTGCTGGGGAATCCATACCTGTGTCTCCCATACCTCCCATATCAGAACCATCATCCACATCACCTGTAGGTTCAGGAGCATCAGGGTCTCCGTATAATTCATCTATATTTGTAAAGACACCTGTTTTCTTTATCACTTCTGATGTCGTTTCCAATTCACTAGCAATCGCCTTTTCAAAACGTTGTTGTTGTAAATCAAGTTTAACCTCTTCATCAGACATACCTAAAATTGTTTTCTTAGCCCATGTGTGTGATACTGCAGATATACCATTTCCTGGGTCACTTACCGCATCTTTATAAAGTAATATCTTTTCTTTCCAAGCCTCAACCTTAAGTAAGTCAGACTGTGTCGAAGGATTTGTTAAACCTAATGTAAAGTTATTAAGTTCATCCTCCATCCCTAACATATATAAATGGATTACGGCAATTTTATTTAACTCTTGAATCATTGCCTTTTGAATACGATTAATAGTTCTTGCGAAACGTATATCTTGTAATGATAAGTTTTTACCGTCAGCGACCACATCTTCAAACCCTAAAAATGCTTTAGGTATACGAAGTGCCGCTAATAATTTCTTTTGTATGTATTCGATATCAGCAATCTCAGAAAGGTTTTGTGCCCCTGGTAGTGTATCGATTGGGTTAGGTGCGTTAGGGTCACGTACAGGGATAAAGTAATCTTGGTCAACCGCCATTTGATTATACCTTTGGTCCACTTGCCCATTTGCAGGGTCTACTACATTATCTCTTTTAAACTTATTCGCAATTCGTTGTACATATTGGTCGACATCTTTATCGTCCATATTACCCACAAATACTTTGAATACCCTTCTTTCAGGTGCTCTTGAAGTTCTATAGATTAACATCGCATCCTCAGCTAAAACTAATTGTTTCCAAATACGTCTTGCTTTTTCTAGCATAGAAGTACCATAAGGTAATTTTCTATCGTCACCCAATAATCTAAAGTGTGCTATTTCCCACACATTAAACTCCATATCTTTTTCTTTCCAAACATATTTGGTTTCTCTTGATTCTGAAGAATTACTTTGATTACCACTTGACCCGTGAACATTCATTCCTTTCTCTATTCTTTCAACTTCCATATTCGGTAATTGGTTACAACCAATAATACCTTTCTTTGGGTCTAATTTAAGATAAAGAAAATTATCACCATACTTACATGTGTTTCTAGTCCACATAGGTAAGTTAGTGTCAATGTCTAATATGTTGTTAAATAAATCACCTAATATTGATTTAATTCTTTTACTCTCTGAATAAACATTTAAGATATACCCTTGTTCTGACAATGTCGTTGCTTCTTCAGCATATATATCTAAAGCCGCTGATAT